GTACTAACCGTTGCGGGTACAGCAATAATCTTTATATAAGAAACCCCGCCCTGAATCGAAGTTGGTTTAAAGTCTTCAATTGTAACTTTACCCAATCCTGCATCATAGCTTCCTATATTCGAAGCAAGGATTACCCCCCCATCGTTTACAATTTGAAGGACGTTTGAATTCAACCTATTCCTGATAGAACAGACGTTTGATTTATAAATGAATCTTGAGCTCGTTATTCTATAATTTATATCGTCAGGAATTCCTATAGAAACCGGAAACTGTACTACATAGGCTTTATTTCGGGTAAGATCTGGGGTAATTCGCTGATTCATCGTAATAGTCATAGTAGAAGACAGAATTGCTTCGCTGTGATCATCTATTTGTGCAAGTAACGGTGAACGCCTAAACGCTTTGCCAAACTTTTTAAGATACGTATCAAAATAGCTTTCCTTAATTGCAATGATATTATTCGAGGTAGATTCAAGGGAAAGTGTAGTTTTATTCGGATTAAAATCGAAAGTAGTGGAAAGCCCTAGGTAAAGATCGATAGGTTCTATGAATTCCGCATTAATTGACATAGTTGACATAGGCTTAATGAGATCATTTTGAATCCCGTCCTGGATGGAGGTTTTCGTGTCGGAATCCATATCATCGGGGTACTTAATGGAAATAAAGACCTTCCCATAATCGACTGGAATATTTTCTTCACCGCCCCACGCAATCACGTCTCTTAGGGTAGGATAATTAGTGGAGATTTGTGTATAATAATCAGCAGTCGTAACCATTCGTTTCTGAGATGCATAGTTTAGAGGGGCATTAAGTCGAATGGACTCCAAAGACTGTTTAGCACTACCACTATTTGAAACTGATACCCGGGTTGATGTAAGATTAAATGTTTGGCCGCTAACAGTAATACCACCTTGGGGGGTAAAGGTACGTGCACCATTTGCAGACCCCCCATTTACGGAAAGATATTCTACGGTTATCTTATTACCAGTTTCTGGTGCATTCCCGGTTATAATCCCATCGCCGAATTGAAGTTCATAATAACCATTAGGGGCTTCCTTTAGGAGATAGTAGGTAGAATCGGGATTGATACGAATAGAGTTCTGAATATTAGAATAACTAGTATATAAACTAGTGGTCTTATTCGCATATACTCGTACATCCACGGTTTCAGTGTCCATTTTTTCATCTGTGATCATATATATCCGTTTTTCAGATAAACCGGGAACATAAAAAGTTCTGGTAACTGAAGTACCTTCATAAATAACAAGAGATGTCGAACCTGTAATATCTACAAAATTATAGATTCCTAACCCGTTATCTCTAGCAGAGTAAGACTCACGAGTCTGAAATACATAGGTCACTCCTTCGACTGTAGCATTAAACTTAGTACCCGCCGGCAAAGTGATCGTCGAAGGTCTACTGCCAACGAACGTAGAAAGATTGGCTGAAAGATTTATAGTTGCTCTAGACGAAACCCTGGAGCGAGGGAAGTAACCAAGAGATAATGCATGAGTCACAACTGACGAACGTAGTTGTGCAGTTTCAAGGAACGATTCATTGATAGCCATGTTACCTATCAATGCATTGTAGTGGGTATTATATGCAAGAACGTCTAGAATATTTGCTAAGCCCGATCCCTCGAAATCGTAATCCGAGAACTGATCATCAGCAGCAAAATAATTCTTTAGAGACGTACGGATTGATTCAAAATCCAGCTCAGTGGAGGAAATGTCTGTGACCATGTTATCGCAGCCTTGTTATTGTCGTTGTAAGAGTAACTTTTTCCCCAGTATTTACTATACTGAAAATGATAGTTATATAAAGTGCATTGATATCTCTTAATTCTGTGACCGAAATGTCTTCGATCTTTGCCCTGGGTTCATAGTTTTGAATGGCGGTTTTTATACGAAGGTCAATATCATTCATAAGACTTTGGTCAAATAACTCAAAAAGTAGATCATTAAGATTCGTACCAAAGTAAGGTCTAAAGGGTTTTTCGTGATAAGAGGTCAAAAGAATATTTTTAACAGACTGTTTGACTGCCCCCGCGTCTAATTTCTTGTAGACGTCATTGATAGTATTCGTATTGAATGTGAGATCCACATCGCTGTATTTCCGGTTCCGGCTCCCCGTAATAGAAGATTGTAGATTACCGTCCTCGATGGAAAATGAACGTGCCATAGTATTCCTAAACTCTGTTTATTTTATTTATAACTATATCAAACATATATCCCCTCACTTTCAACGTTAAGAAGTAATAATGTGTTACTTTGCACCGCCCCATTGAATCGGGTTTCCACTTGTCTAGACCAGGTTCCATCGAAATTTCCATCCAATTCGGGAAGAATTAAATATACCCTACACTTTGTACCTAGACCTGCAGCATAAGTATGATAATCCATGATAATCTTATCGTAAAACGGGTGACTCGCCCAATATTCTGCGAGTATAAAATTCATTTGGGGTGAACTTGCACCATCTTGGAAGCTCCGAACTGTATATGCGATTGCTCGACCCTGAGCCCGAAGTGCTGCAATATCGTTTTCAGTTCCAGTCTCTACCGCTTCATAATTATAGATTCCTTCCTCGACCGAAATTTGGTGTAATTGAAATTCTTTTCTACTCCTTGCACCCTTTAGAAGCTCTGCCTGGACGTAGAGATATTTGATCATTTCCCCTCTGAGATCGGGGGGTGTTGATTCGATATTATGTCTTCTATTTATGGCCCCGGTGAACGTCCCGATCGTGATGTTTCCCGTAAGAGGTGTTGATCCTGAAATGGAACCCCCCGTTGCATGCAAACCCGTTACCCCGTTCGTTTGCCAGTCAGGAACAAATTTAGGTAGAGACGGACTGGTGGTAAAGGTTTTAGACCGATTTGCACCATTGCCGAGCGGGGTTATACCCTGAAACTGACTTGATGCAACCCTTAGGACCTCTGCATTAGGAACAGTTAAAGCATATTGTTCATCCAACGCACCTCGAGCTATTTGTTCTTGGACATCAGCAGGATTCGAATTCGAACTGTTGCTCATTCGATCTGCTGCTTGTAGTGGCCCGTGTAGATTTCGACTCGTCATACTAATGTCCCTCCGTTAACCGGGATTGTGGGTGCCACGTTTTCATCTTCTCTTTCATAGGTTTTACCATATTCACCCCCGGTTACAAAGGTTCGGTCAATTGCATTCCTGATATAATCGCCCGGATCTACCCGAACCTTTCGAATACCGTTTGAGCCCGTTTGTTGCCTTGCACTAATTATTGCTGCCGTTGGTAGTTGTGTTGCATCGGTATTATCTACAGCTGGGGACCCAGTAGTCGGAGGAACCCAACCGGTCATACCCGTGGCAAATTTTGCAATTCCGTCTATATTACCATGGAAAGTGACTGCATGCATAGATTCCGTAGCATCTATTCTTCCTGCATGAATGTTCGGCGCCGAGACTGTGGTTCCTGCGTGTAGCGTTTCTCCGACATAACTGTTATGTGAATACATAATAATACTTTCACCCCCAATTGTTCCTGATGAACCTACTACCTGTAAATTTTTACCCGTAATGGACATCTGCGGAGAAGACATAAAACTTCTACCCTGAGAAGTTATACCCATATTCCCACTCGTGTATATCCCACCGTTTCCGTCAACTCTTAGTGTCATATTACCTTTTACACTATTAGAATACCCACCGAGATGGATCTCCTCTGCCGAACCCACAACAGTATTGAGTGACGAACCTCTTACAGTTTGTCTTAATTCCCCTCCGACTACTGATAGTAAATCCCCTCCTAGATCATAGGATAAATTACCGGTAGTTTGCATGTTTATGGTTCCGGATGCAATGAATTCCATTCCCCCGCCAGCATCGAAGGTCATTGTTCCGTCGCTTCTAAAATGAGTATTACCGCTTACTGCAAACGTTTGCGGGCCCTGGATATCATAGACGATTTCCGTTGCAGAAATAAGAATAGATCCATCGGGTCGAAACTCGATGCCGCTCCCACTAGAATGACGAATCATGATTCTCTCCGAACCGAGAGTATCATTTAGAACTACTTGGTGACCCCCAACAGTTTCTGTTATCTGGATCTCACCATACCGCCCGCCCCTTTCGGAGTGACAAGAAAGATCTAGTCCGTGTATAGCAGCAGAGGTATTGAGTCTTGTAGAACCCCCTCCCCCGATAGCATTCGCATTAATGGATGGCCGATCTCTATAGGACTCTTTTGGAGTACTACCTTCACGAGATGGTCTCGGTACCGGTCTAATACTAGTGACTGGTGGGGTAACTACAACCGGGGGTATAATAGGCATCAGAAATTCTCCGCAGCGAACATAGTGACAAGCCATTGAGGTACTGGGATATGTGCGCTTCGCTCGCCGGACCCGCCCCAATATTTACCTCGATTAACGCCGATGGAATTCCCTCTAGCAATATCAAAGTGATAACTAGTACCACTCATATAGAGAATACTATAGGCATGATTTGCAATTCCTACCGAGGGATTTTCCCCTCGTTCTCTGCAACCAATTAGAAATTGCCTTGTAAATTCCTGAACATATGCAAGATCGTCAGGCACTGTTACTGACAATAATCTATTTCCATTGTAAAGGACTGTGTCCGAAGCATATCCTGCATGGCGCCCCGATCCCCCTCTCCCTCGATTACCGCTGCCACATACTGGCCGGAGACCTGTTGCTTCAGCTGCTTTTTCGATGATAGAAATTAGAACGCCATCTAGACCTGAAATATCGCCAGTGAGTTGGTGTTGCGAACTAACTCCGGGTCCGGGATACGGTCTGATATCTCCAGAATTACCCCCACCGGGCCCGGTCGTGCCGGGCCGTCTACCCGCCCCCATTCGCCCGTTTACGCAGCCATTTATGTTATTCGGTGAAAATGGAATGGGTGGAGTCATATTACGGTTCGTAGGGTTGATTCTTTCGGTGGGTTCGGCGGTCGAAGACTCATCGAGTTCCGCAGCACCAATAGTATTAGCGCCGGGAATGACTCTGAAAAGAGCAGTCATTATCGCATTATACGTTTTACCCTGAACTGTGGTGATGGACTGATCGTTAGGTCGAAATTGCTCATTAGGATCATAGGTTTCTACCGCTGTAGTTGTCCCGACAAAAGCTATATCAATTTGAGTTTCCCCACTCGGACCGGTAGTAGAAATCGGGCGGCCTCTTTGAACTCTCCCGTCACGTCGGATGATATAATGGTATTGTATTCCATCATACCCAGCCGCAGTCTGACCTTCGTGGATATCATTTGCATCCCCATTATAAGTTGATGGTGTTCCAGTCATATGAATGATAACTTCATCCAATTGACGGGTGGACGAAGAAATGTCAGCCTCGAACTCTTCTGCGGTGTCTACGAAGTCAAAAGAGTAGGTATTCATATTTCCAGTAGAAGTATTATTACCAGCAGTTGGAGATGGTGCTGGTGTAACGTTAGTATTAGCTCCCGTCCACGTTCCGCGCCCCCCTAGAATTTCTTGAGTGAATTCCCCAATAGCTTCAGTACCCCCCTCTAGAATTATCATGGGGTCGATTTCGATTGCGGACAATCTATCTAGGATTTCACCCAAATCAGTTAATCCGGTAGGAAAATTTTGTACTAATTCTGCAGCAGATTCAATATCACCTAAAACTAGATTTCTGATAATCTCCGGTCGAATTGAAGATATAGCACTTGTACCTAACATAGATTGAAGTTCTGACGTAATATTAGGGTCAATATCCCTTATGATATCATCTATAATATTTCCACTGAAGGATGGGATTATAGCAGAGACCCTGGTAGAAATTTCCCCAAGTAAGGATTCTAAATTTAATCCGCCCATTATCCCCGATAGCTCTTGAAAATTTCTATCGAATTGAGGTATACCCTGTGTTACTAATTCGGAGACATCACTTATTGCAAATTCTTCCAAATGACTTCTCAGATCTTCCATAGATCTGCCCGTGATCAGATTTAACGCATGATTAATCGACGCGGGCGATCCGAGAGTAATGACCTCCTCGAGGAAACCCCCAACCTCAGAACCCGCTTCACTGAATGTACCCGCTAATGAATCAATCTCATTTTGTAAACCGGAAACATTGTTTCGCAATTCGTATGGGTCAGAAGTAGAATCCAAGGTCGTGAGTATAAGCTCACCGGGTCTAGATTCCGTAGGATTTTGTGTAAGATTATTGCTACCAGTACGATTAATAAACCCCGCAAGAACTGATCCCCGCGATCCGGGTTGAAAATTAGATAAGTTTGCTGCACGATGTTGACTGGATAGTGATTGGGATATATTACCACCAACCCCGCCGGTGCTAATAGCACTCCTTTTTTGTACTTGATTCGCAATTTCACGTATTGACCGAAGGGAAGCATTTAGATCTGGAATACCTATTGACATTTTTATCTCCAGTTATTTAAAGGTGATCCACCGCGAGGAATTCCTTCCCAGTCGCCGATACCTCTACCGTTAAATCCATTTGCTCGGCCGTACCAAGGTACCCACCCCTGAGTCAATGCTCTATCGAGTGCAAACCGAATCTGGTTGATAATCCCTTCTCGGGTATTATCGGTGGGAAGATTTCTGCCGGTAAGTCTTTCGTATTCGTTACCCAGACCGCCACCGACAAACAATTGATAGGGTCCATAAGAGGCCTCATACCCGTTTACAGAACCTGATCCGGTTCTCGGTGCCGTTGACTGATAGCGAGAGAATCCCTCGGTTCTATAAATCTCGATAGCAATATTCGAATCGATGCTTCGAGCATTAGCCTCTATAGTAATAACATTACGTCGATCTTCGTCTGACATATCCGGGGGATAACCATCTCCAATATAATTAGGATCTGCAGGGGGGAGATACGTGGGCCCTCCTTGATTAGACCCGGCGGCAATCCCGCCATTATTCGGAGCAGACCCTCGAATTGACCCCTCTACATTCGGGATAGTACCCCAAACGATCGGAAGTTGGGATTTATCCCCATCTAAGAAGAACCCTATAACCCGCGCGCCGGGCTGTAGCAGGGGATTAGTACCTACCCCCGAGACCCCACCCGAAGTCGTAGGAGCTACTACTGATGCCCACGGTAAATCATTTGCAGAAATTTCTTCTGAAT